GTCGCTACTGCCGGCGGGGTCTTTATTCTCAGAAAAGGTGACTTCGCGCGTCCCCCCGGTGGGCGGAGACCAATCGCTCGGAAGGTTGAAATCGCGTCGGGCTTGCGAGACGGGCTTTTTGAAATCATACCCCAGCCACGGCGAACGGTCGTAGTCGGTGTCGCGGAAGTCGACGGGGAGCAGGCCCGCCTTGCCGCTCATCCTGGACCAGAAGACTTCATCATGGACGACGACCGGGACCATCTCGGGCTGTCCGGTCATCGGGTTGAGCTGCGGCATGTCGACAGTGACGGGGAGGTAGCCGATCTTGGTGAAGGCCGGCTGAATCGCGACGAGGCAGTCTTTGATGGCTTTGAGTGCGGTGGCTTTGGCGTTCATCTTCTGCGCGCTCAGCAGGCCATTCAGCAACTCTTGATGGAGGACGGCGGCTTGCGGGTTGCCGTCGGGGCCGGGCTGAATATTGATGGTCGGAGTGTCATAAAACAAAGCCGCGCCCTTGCGTTCGACGTCTCGGAAGTCGACACCGACGTTCACGCCGGGGTCGTTCGCCATCGCCGGCGCGTACCGCTCGAGGTTCTTCTCGACTTGCCACTGGGTGATACGGTCTTCCCTGAGAATCCGCGCCCGTTCAATCTCCTTCACGAACAACGCGAGCTTTTCTTCAGAGAGTGGGATCTTTAGACGTGGCCCTTCAGCCTCATCTGTTTCGCTGTACGTCGCCGTGGAGTAATCGTCGCCGATCATAGGTGTGCCCACGACTGACGGCTGCGGATGTGGTAAATGTTCATTTTGGTGACGCCGTATTCAGCGGCAAGCTGAGCCACTGTGGCACTGGACGCACGAATGGCCCTGACTTGGTCTTCAGTCACTTTTGCGCGACCGCTCAGTTCACCAATCGGCCGATGGGTCCGACCTTTTTGCCGACAGTCCTGCATGTTGTCGCGGTGGGTGCCGAGAAATAGGTGCGTCGGGCGGCAGCACAGGCGGTTGTCACACGTATGGCAGATGAGCATGCCCTTGGCCACGTCGCATCCGGCGATGAGTCGCCACATCGCACGATGGGCGTATTCATGTCGCCCGCGTTCATTCATGAGACGCCCATAGGGAAGCGCAGGGTTGTTAGAGGTTCCGCCGCCCTGCCAATTCCAGCAGGCATCGACATCTTCCGGGGTGACGACACGGACGACCTCGATGAACGGCCATAGCCGTTCGGCCAATGAGCAGAAGTCACGCACACGACGTTTCATGCGGCAGCCATTCTACGCAAATGCCGTTTCAACTGGCCCCAGGAGCCTGGGGGTTCGTGCTTGACGAGTGTGGCTTTGGAGCCGGGGCGGAAGCCGCCCATGAGACCGTAGCGTAAGGCGTCCGCCCCGTGATCGTCACCGCTGCTGTCGGCATCTTCCGGGTCGTCCTCGTCCTGAATCATGGCCGGTATGGTGCGGATCAAATACTTGCAGCGTGGATGAAAGGTGAGCCACGGGGTGCCTGTGGCCGGATCGATGGACAAGGCTTCGTGGACTCTCTGCCATCCGAGTTGGCGGTTGTTCGACACGGGGGTGAGCGTGACGCGATACCGACTGAATGTGCCGATGAAATCCTCGCCCAGTTGCCCGGTGCGAATTTTCAGCGCGGGATCGCAAAAAATTGGCGGGAGCCGTTGGAGTTTCCAGTCTGACAGCGTCTTGTCTCTGATCCCTTCGGCGACTTCACGGACAGACAGTTTGACGAATTTCCACTCCTCGAACACATGCACATGCGCGTCAGGGAGAGCGACGGCCCAGAGGACACAGCCGGGGTTCGAGCTTCCCCAGTCCATGCTCATCTTCACCGTCAGATCGCGAACTCTCACGCGGTCAGGCCGAGATCCTGCACATGCTGAGACTCTCTGAACGAGAAGAATTGGCCGTCGAACACGTTCCAATCCCCGTCCAGTAACTGCCGCCGTCTCATCTCCGGCAGATCGCGCAGTGTCTGGACGTAGCCGCGGGAAATATAGGGATTTTCCTTGAGTTTCGCGCCTTCAAAGTGCCAGAACTCCGGGCGGTAACTCGGGTAGACATCCGGGTCAGGGCACTTCTCGATGAAAAAGTCGCGAATCCAGAGCGACCCGCGGCCAGCGGGGTTCGAGGACGCCAGCACCAGGGACCCGTCCGTCACCATCCGCTCCATGACGCCGTCTTCATTCAGTGCGTCATACGCGTAGCCGCCTCTCAGCGCCAGGAGGTGCGGGCTGGTGGAGCGGGCACGCGTAAACAGCTCGATCATGGCGTCCCGTTCAAAGGTGACGAGTTCGTCCGGGCAGATGACGTCGTATTCCGCGGATAAATAATTCTGGAGGCTTCCGGAATCTTCCAAATGGCCAAGGCGGATGATGCCGGGTGGCTGCCCCTTGTGCGCGAACTCGACAATCCGATCGGCCACTTTCCACGTGCCGCCGCGCAAACTGACTTCAAACGGAATCCAGCGACCGTGACTCTGCTCGAGGTCCTTGTGCGTTCTTCTGAGCAGAAGCCCATGAAACCCAGGAATCGTCTGCGCCAGCCGATACAGAAACTCGCGCATGAACCGCGACTTGCCAGGCCCTGCCGCCCCGCCTACTAACAGCCGGGTAATCCGCTGGTCGAGCGCCCGCTCCATCCACTCACACTGCTTGGGCAGCGGCACAAACAGCGGCCGAGGCGGCTTGCCCTTCTGGGTCAGGACGACACTCTTGGTCGCAATACGCTCTTTACACGCCGTGGTCGGGCAGATCCACGGGGCTTCCACCACGCCCGCCTGTCGCCAGCGACCCAGCGGTTGACCACACCAACAACAGATCGCGGCCAATTTACGAAGGAAAAGACGTGGAGAACATGTTGGGCCGGGTGCTCGATACGACCCATGCCGAGGCCCGCGGAGTTGGGCGGATTGCCGGTGACAGAGTCAGGCGGTGTCTTCCCAGAGGGACCGGCCGCAAGTCTGCTCGAATCCGGCCGCGTGCGTGTGGCCCCCGCCGCCATGCGCCTTCGCGATCTCAGACACGTCAACGCCGTCATCGGCTGAGCGCAGCGACCATTGCCGCTTGCCGTCCTGTCGATCGAAGTAGCAGGCCGCGAATGGGTGGCCCTTTGCCAGTTCCCCGGCGATCTCGCTGAAGAGTGTCGTGGCGTTGACGATGGGAACGGTCCACGTCCCATCGAAGTTCTCGATTCGTGCGTTGCGAACGTGGTCCGAAACGATCTGTTGCTCGCGCCGACGAATCGCCCGGCCCTCGTACGCCAGTGTGCTGACCGGGTCTTTCTGAGCGAACTGGTCCCAGAGATCGAAATCCAGCGGATGCGAGCGCAAGGCGGCATTGATGGCTTCCGTCTCTGGCAGGGCATGCCGCCACAAGTCGCGATCCTCGGTGTAGTCCACTAACCATGGCGCGCGATCTCTCCGAACAGCCAGCGGCCAGAATCGGTCGTCAATCGCTTGCTGTGCAAAGACGTGGTCCCAGAACCATTCCCATGTGAGGCGCCCGCCCGACTTCTCCAGATCGAACCAGACGTCGATGCCGCTCTCTGGCTCGTGCAGCCCGTCGAGTGCCGACTGAGCCGTCTTGTGGTGATCGAGCACCACGAGCCGGCGCGCATCGGTGGCCACCGTGTTCATCACCTCGCGCGGATAGCTGAAATCCAGCATGTACACCACACGACCACTGACCTCTGGCGGAGGCGTCCCATAGTGCGCCGCGTGCCCCTCGATGTGTCCGAACGCCTTGCGCGTCAGCCACGCCGCACAAAAGCCGTCCCAACAATTCGCATGGTAGATGACCAGTGGCGTCACTGACGGTTCCTTCGTGCCTCTGCGGCACACTGCGTGATGGTCTCTGCGAGTGTTTCCGCCTGTTCGGCTGGCAGACCCACCCACACGACAGGCGTCGGAAAGGCGATGATGACGACGTCTTGCTGAACCGTCACGGCGAGATGAACCGCGCCCTCGTCGTCCGTGTTCAATCGACCGCGCGGGTACTGGCGAAATGGACGACTCATCATCACTCCCAACAGCGCAGTACTATATAGAGAGGGAAGAGTAAGTGACTTACGTTTCCTTAGCGAGTCACCGGCCAGAAGGCTCTACACGCGTTCAGTGAGGGGAGTGTCACCGGCAGAATGCCTGTGCACGTTTCCACAGACGTTTCGCCTTGTTCTCCGTACAGGGGAGCTGGTGGCTCAGCGGCAGACACTCCAGGGCACATCGGCGAAGACGAACGCACCCAGAGCACTCGCTTCCGCCACCAACCCCCACTCACGGCACCCCAGCCGCATACCCCAACCCCTGTGCCACCAATGTCGTCAGATCCAACCCACCCGCCGAACCCCCACCAGCCAACAGTGCCTTCCGCTCTTCCTCATTCTTCGGCACTGGCAACGCTGCCAAATGAGCCGACCAGGCCGTTGTCACGTCCCCACCAGACACCAGCACAGGCGACGCCAACTGTTCAGGCTCAGGCAGATCAGCCTCGTCGTCTTCCCACACGCTCATCGCCGCCCCCAATACCGCAGCAGGAGAAAACTCAGGCAACCGATGACTCAGAAAACATGTTGGGCTGCGTCGTCGACACGTCCGGCACCGAGACCCGCGGAGTTGGGCACCGTGCCTCAGTCGAGAAGAGCGGCGCCTCACCCCCCATACGCTGACGGGCCAACTCCACGTAGTCCGCGTTCAACTCAATGCCGACAAAGTGGCGCTGATGCCTGATCGCCACCACCCCAGTCGTGCCGCTGCCGCAGAACGGGTCCAGCACCGTATCGCCAATGGCTGACCCGGCAAGGATGCACGGCTCAATCAAGGCTTCGGGGAAGGTGGCGAAATGCGCCTCAGGATAGGGCTGTGTGGCAACGGTCCATACGCTGCGCTTGTTGCGGGTGCCGCTTGCGCCATACACCCGTGCGCCCTGACTGAATCGGTCGCGATTGACGTAATCAGCCTGATACCCTTCGGCGTGTTTGTCTCGTGCCATCGGTATCGTGGACGCTGTCTCCGCGATCGCCTCAGAGTCGTAGTAGTACCGCTCTCGCTTGCTCAGCAGAAACAGGTACTCATGCGCCTTCGTCGGCCGATCGGTCACACTCTCCGGCATCGGGTTCGGCTTTGACCAGATGATATCGCTGCGCAGATACCACCCAGCCGCTTGCAACGCGAAGGCGACACGCCACGGGATGCCCACGAGATCCTTGGGCTTCAGGCCCATCGCACGAGCCGCAGGACGCGGATCGCGGTGATCGTACTTTGACAGGTCGCCCACATACGTGCTCGCGTCACTCTCGTAGCGGCCGTTACTGACGTAGCTATCGCCAAGATTCAGCCACAGCGTCCCGTCATCCCTGAGCACCCGCCACACCTCCGCAAACACACTGACCATGATGGCGACGTACGCGTCAGGCGTCGGCTCCAACCCGATCTGTCCAGCACAGCCGTAATCCCGCAACCCCCAATACGGCGGCGACGTCACGCACGTCTGCACCGAACCCTCCGCAACCTCCCGCAGACGCTCCCGAACGTCCCCACCCACAACACGCCACACCGCCATTGATGAGCTATCTACCTCAGCACTCCAGACCCGTCACGCAGGCCCCTCAGCAGAACACTCCCCCGCCGAAACCTTCTGCTCAACAGCCACATACCCCCCTATCGACGCACCCTTCTTCACATACACCAACCTCCTCACCACCACTTCTCCCGCCTCCAGCCTCCGCTCCCACGCCGGCCGAGCCTCCCGAATCGCCAACACCAACTCCGCATCACTCACGTCACATACCCCACACATCCACACCCCTTCACACAACTGAACGCCCCATGCACCACAGCCTCATGACCGCACCGCTTGCACCCTCGAAGAATGTTTGATAGCCTCACCTTCCCAGTTCCCACAGGAGCCTTCTCCAACCCAACAGCCAGCGCCGCCACCACCTCAGACTCATCCACAGGCCTCCATACCGTCCCAGCTGGCAATACCTCAGCCTTCGGCCTCGACACTCCTCGTTGCCCCTCAGATGCTCCCGCCAACTTCTCCACCAACTCCAACAGACTCGTCCCCTCCTCCAACGCTCGCCGCTTCAATACTAACCATGTGGATTTGTGCAAACGCACAGTCTTGTAGTCTGCCATTTGCAGAATCTAACACAGGACTCCCCACCGCAAAAATTATCCGCGGAAGACATGCAGAGGCAGCCGGATGGAGCCTCTCGCTTGTTCGCTCGCCCGAATTTGACTTTCGGATCGCCCTGGTTCCCAGTTTTGCACAGGCCGAGCTAGCGCCACACTGCACGCTTCGGCACTGGTTCCCATAATGTTTTTTATCAGACTCTACGCTTTAGGCGAGTATGTTTGGCGGGGCTTTATGCGCACTTGCGCCATGTCTTTGCTGGCCTGACATGGATAGATATGCATTGCTCAGGTTGACTACGGTACTACTGTCGTATCGAGTGCGTTACCTGCACTCTCAACCGTGATGCTTGAGCTGTCGAATGCTGGCTGTTGCGCTCCGCCAATCACCACCGAAACGCCGAGCTGGATCTGCGAATTTGCGCCTGAAATCACACCTGCAGCCTCTAAAACGACCTTGCCCGCCTTGACCGCATCACCGTCTTTCCCTTTTTCAGCAATGGCTGTGAGCCGACGCGACGTCTGGTATGCCCGTGCCTTGAGATGATGTCGAGCTAGGTCTGCCGAATCTGAGCCTAAGCGTTTAAGCGCCTTGCTGACAGTAGCTTGATTGACGCCAACGAGAGAGGCTATGACAGTTTGGGGCTTACCCTCGGCGTGGAGTTTAAGGATGAGTCCGAGGGCGGTTTGAGAGAGGAACTTGCCTTTTTCTCGTGAGTCGCGATAGGCGAGTGGAGCGGCTGGGGGAGTGGTCAGCTCTGATTTGAGCTGTTCTGGCATGGTGAATTAGAAAGAGTGAAGGAGTGTGCAGAGTGTGTATTGACTAGCGAAGCGTTTGGTTAGAAGATGGGTTTTATGACGAAGGCGAAGCGAGTCAAGAAGAGTGAGCAGCAGGTGCGCGTGGATCAGTAACTGACGGCGCCAGTGGCGTACAAGTCC